CAAAATGGCTAAAATAAACTCTAAACAGTTAATTGATGTTAGAACAATGCCAACTTATAATAGTGATACCAATGTTGTTAAGTCAGTAAATTATAAAATTATTGTATTTGATGATGTTATAGGGCAAAATCAAAATACAGTTGTAGAGTTATTACAACAAAGTGTTTTAAGTTCCGAAGACTTAGCAGCAGAAAACTATATTACTATTGACGGAACGACAACACAAACGGAAATTATTAATTGGGCACATACTAATCTCGGTGGAGATGAAGCTGCAGCAGACATGATTAGTTATGCTGAAACCAAACTAGACGAAAAATTATATTTGTTAGATGGTACAGCTGATTACGACTTTAGTACGAACCCTGCATAGGAATAAAATATGAAGCAAGAAAATAAAGATAATGTTTTTGAACAACTGAAAATCGACGAAGGTGTTGTATATGAAGTATACAAAGACCATCTCGGCTATCCTACATTTGGTGTAGGTCATTTAGTATTAGATTCAGACCCAGAGCATGGTGAAGAAGTTGGTACTCCAGTTAACGAAGACAGAGTCAAAGATTGTTTTGATAAGGATTTAGAAATCGCTATAAGCGAGTGTCATGCACTATATACCGAGGAATCATTTGATGATTTCCCTGGTGAAGTACAAGAAATTCTTGTTAACATGATGTTTAATATGGGACGAACTCGTTTGAGTAAGTTCAAAAAATTTAATGCTGCTTTACTAGAAGGTGACTGGGCTGAAGCCGCAGTTGAAGGCCGAGATAGTAGATGGCATAAACAAGTGACCAATCGAGCAGAACGCTTGATGGTTAGGATGGAACAAGTTTAATAAATAAAATTAAGATATAAACCTTAAGGAGAAATAGAAATGTCTATTGAGAAAATTATAGCTGAAGCAATTGACAACAATCCGCTAAAGCTAAAAGAAGCATTTGAAGATGAAATGAATGCACGTATCCGTACAGCTCTTGAAGAAAAGTACAAAGAAATGACTGATTCAGAAGAAGAAGTTGTTGCTGAGGAAACTGACTTAGTCGAAGAAGATGAAGATGATTCAGATGACGACGGCGAAGAAGAGTTTGACGAGAAAGCTTGTGTTGCTGAATTAAAGAAAAGACATGCAGACGGTGAGTCAAAAGCTGACTGTGTAAATGCTGTTAAAGAAAAATACGGCTGTTCTGCAAAAGTAGCTAACGAGTTATACGCATCTAACTGCGGCGGTTAATACCGTGTGGGAATGGATTCTATCTTGGTTTAGTAAGAGATATACTGTAACAGTATCTTACGACACCAAGTTTGGAAACCTTGATGATAAAATTTTCCATGGCGTACGGAAAATTAAGAAAAGCAATTGGAAAGAACTAGTTTTTATAACTGCAGAAAAGAAGCTGATATCCGTGCGGTCAGCCAGTGGTTTATTTTATAGAATTGAGGAAGAGTAAATGTATCAGATACTATTAGGCGCGTTATTACTGCTTGGTGGTTCGTGCTATTACTTATTTGACCAAAACCAAACTCTAATAGGAAATAACGCAAAGTTAGAAGTCGCTGTTGAAGAACAAAAACAAGCGATTGAATCTATTAGAGAATCATACGAAAAACAAGGTGAAGCACTCAATAATATGAGTCGTGCTAATGCTGCTATTCAAGCAGAAAAAGATAGTTATTTAGAAATTTTTAAAAGACATAATCTTAATTTATTAGCAATTAAAAAACCTGGTATGATTGAAACCCGTATCAATAATGGTACAAAAAAAGTATTTGAGGGATTAGAGAATGATAGCAAGAACATTACTGTCACTGCTACTGCTGACGACGATAGTTAGTGGCTGTAGTTTATTACCTCAACGACAAGTAGAGATTGTTAGTAAACCTGTTCAGATTGATATAATCCAACCTGAGCTACCTAGACCAATTGATTTAACTGATGTTCAAATGAGCGTCGTTTCTGAAGCGGTTATTATTAATCCTTGTAAACGTTCTATCTCTTTTGAGCCAAAACGTTTCGACGATAAAGGTGTAGAACAACTCAAAAGACCAAAAGCGTGTGATTTAGAAGATAGAGAGAATCCAAATTGGCCAGTCGGCTATACATATCTCGATAGATTCTTAGATGAGAACAAAATTGCACAAGGTGGAGACATAGTTTTCGTAGCAACTACAGTAAAAGACTATGAAATAATGACGGCAAATTTCCAAGAGCTCCGTAGGTATATCAGAGAGTTAGGAGAAGTCATTGTTTATTATCGTAAGGTAACCACTAATAACAAAGAAGAAAAGGCAACCAAGTCAAAACCAGTTGACCAGTAGACCACTTAGTACTACAGACCTACAAATAAATATTTTATTTAATTCAATATTTTACCCATTACCTCATAAATAATATTTGACAAATCCTCTTTGTTATGTTATAATAACCAATTATATGGAGCAACATAGTGTCAGACGAACTCAATCGTGTAAACACAGACATAGCATTAATCAAAAATGATGTTAAACAAATCGAAAGATTTTTTGACAAAGTTGACGACGCAATGGAGCAAATGGTCTCTTTAGCTCAAGATATAGCTGTGCAACAAAAAGTCTTAGAAACTTTTGATTCTAAGTTAGTATCTATAGAAGATAAAGCAGATACACAAGCTCGCATTAATGTAGAAGCTCGATTTGCTTTTAAAGAAGAATTAGATGACCATAAGTTAAAATTCCAAGGAGCTATGACTGATGGTATGAAAAGTGCTCAGGTGGCACATACAGAATATAATCTTAAACAAAGAGAATGGATGGAAGAGCGAGCAGATCGTACAATGACACAGATTAATACGCTCACCAAAGAATTGTCTTTAAAGATAGATGAGAATGACCAAAGAATTCGTTCTCTAGAAAATTTAAAATACTGGCTATTAGGAGCCGTAGCAATTGTTACAGCTGGAGCCAACTTATTCATTGACATGATGTCTGGTAAATAAAGGTTGACAAATACAACCAAACCTGTTATAATATCCCTAATTAATTAAACAGACAGACTTATACTTTTATTATGATAGATTTCGTTGACGTACAATACGCACAATCTCTTGCAGGTCGCATGGAGAGATTCAAAGTCACACGTACAAATCCATACAGAATCAACTTCCGTTGCCCATTATGTGGTGACAGCCAAAAGTCTCGTACAAAAGCAAGGGGTTGGCTACTTGAGAAAGACAACAACTTTCACTATTATTGTCACAATTGTGGTGCAAGTCATTCCTTTTCCTACTTTCTTAAGTTAGTCGACCCTCTTGCATTTAAAGATTACCTATCAGATAAATTTATTAATAAAGCAAAGAAAGATGACGGTAAGTCAGTGTTGGAAAAGACTAAGTTTGAAGCACCAAAATTTTCAAGTAAAGATGCAATAAAAAGTATAAAAAAAGTGTCTCAGTTGGACTACAACCATTTTGCTAAAATATATATACAAAAGAGGGTAATTCCTTCAGAGCAACATTATCGACTATTTTACACCCCAAAATTTAAAACTTGGGTTAATACTATTATACCAGATAAGTTTGCTAATACTGATAAGGACGAACCTCGCTTGGTAATTCCATTCTTCGATAAACAGAAGAAAATGTTTGGAGTATCGGCTAGATGTTTTAAACCAGACTCTAGTCTTAGATACATTACAATCATGTTTGAGGATAAACCGAAGGTATTCGGCCTTGACGTTGTCGACTTTGACCAGCAATACTTTGTAGTCGAAGGAGCTTTAGATTGTATGTTCTTAAAAAATGCTGTTGCAATGGCAGGTGCAGACGGAAATACCGAAGCTTTAGAACGTGCTGATAAAAACGCAGTATTCGTTTTTGACGCTGAACCTCGTAATAAAGAGATTCACAAAAGAATGGAAAAGATTATTGACCAAGGATATGCAATATGTATTTGGCCCAATGACCTACCAGGAAAAGACATTAATGAAATGGTCCTTAATGGCCATAAAAATATTGAAGAAACAATTAGAAATAACGTATATAAGGGACTCGAAGCAAAGATGAAATTCACATTCTGGAAAAAATCGCAATGACACTCTTCTCTTATCCACCTTTTCATTCCTTCACGAAAAAAACAAAATAACTAGGAGAGTAGTATGCAATATTGTGGCATAGAAATCGACAATAAGCGAAACAAAATTTTATCAGAGCAATCACTCAAATTATTACAAGACTATTACTGTAGAGAAGATGAAACTTCACCTCAACAAGCATTTGCTCGGTCAGCAGCATGTTTTAGTAATGGTAACACAAAATTAGCACAACGAATATATGATTATGTTTCCAAAGGATATTTCATGTATTCATCTCCAGTATTGTCGAATGCTATCCTCAAAGGTGAAAAAGTAAAAGCACTTCCGATTTCTTGTTTCCTAAGCTATGTGCCAGATACTCTTGATGGTTTAATTGACCATACAAATGAGTTAAGATGGTTATCAGTAAAAGGTGGTGGAGTTGGTGGTCATTGGTCAGCGATCAGAGCAGTATCAAATAAAGCTCCAGGTCCTATGCCATTCCTACATACCGTTGATGCAGATATGGTTGCATACCGACAAGGACGAACTCGTAAAGGTTCTTATGCAGCTTATATGGATGTTGACCATCCAGACATTATTGAATTTATTAATATGAGAATTCCTACTGGTGATGTTAACCGTAAAAATCTGAACCTACATCACGCTGTCAATATAACAGATGACTTTATGAAAGCCGTTGAAGCTGGTACAGACTGGAACCTTCTAGACCCTAATGATCGTTCAGTCAGAGAAACTATTAAAGCAAGAAAACTTTGGGAACTTATTTTAGAAACAAGATATCGTACTGGTGAGCCGTACATGAACTTCATTGATACTGCAAATCGCGCATTACCTGATGCTCAAAAAGCAATGGGAATGACTATCAAGGGGTCGAATCTATGCAACGAAATACATCTTGTCACCGATGAAAATCGCACAGCTGTATGTTGTTTATCATCTGTTAATTTAGAAATGTATGACGATTGGAAAGACACAAACATGGTCAAAGACCTTATCGTATTTTTAGATAATGTATTACAATTCTTTATTGATAATGCAGGAGATGAAATTAGTAAAGCTCGTTTTAGTGCTGAACAAGAAAGGTCACTTGGTTTAGGAGCTATGGGATTACACTCATATTTCCAAAAACATTTAATACCGTTTGACAGTACTGAAGCTGTAGCAATTAACGATATTATATTTAAAGACATTAAACAAAAAGCACTTGAAGCAACTATGACTATGGGTAAACAACGAGGTGAAGCTCCAGATATGGTAGGAACTGGCCGTCGTAATGCTCACATGTTAGCGATCGCTCCAAATGCAAATAGTTCTATGATTGTAAATACCTCACCAAGTATTGAACCTTGGAAGGCTAATGCATTTACTTCAAGAACAAGGGTGGGAAGTCACCTAAATAAAAATCCATACCTCGAAAGAGAATTGGAAGCTATTAATAAAAATACCGAAGAAGTTTGGTCGTCAGTCATTACAAATGGCGGCAGTGTACAACATTTGGATTTTTTAAGCCCTCACGTTAAAGAGGTATTTTTAACCGCAATTGAATTAAATCAGTTAGCTCTTATCAGACTTGCAGGAGATAGACAGAAGTACCTATGCCAAGGACAATCTCTAAACATATTCTTCCCTGCAGGAGCAGATAAAGGAACTCTTCATAAAGTTCACTATGAAGCTTGGAAACAAGGAACAAAAGGATTATATTATTTAAGAACAGAAACATCTAACAAAGCTGAAAACGTATCGCAGAAAGTCGAACGTGAAAAGTTAGATGACATTATTAACCCAGACGCAGTAAGATTTAGTAACGGACAAGAGGAAAATCAAGATGAGTGTGTCGCCTGTCAAGGATAGAAAGATGGATGTAACAATATACACCAAATCAAATTGTCCTTTTTGCGAAAAAGCCAAAGCATGGTTTAAGCAAAGAGGATTTACATATACACAAATAGTGCTCGATGATGAAGAGCAAAGATTAGCATTTTACCAAAGAGTAAGTAATGGCAAAGAGGTAAGGTCAGTACCACAAATTTTTATCGATGATAAACATATTGGAACATATAATGACCTGATGGCTATTGCAGATACTCTTGTTAAGAAACAAGGTGGATTATTAGAGTTCTCAGAAACTTACAAACCATTCCATTACCCTTGGGCTGTAGAGATTACAACAAGACACGAAAAAGCACATTGGATTGAAGATGAATTAGATTTATCAGAAGATGTAGCTGATTGGAAAGGTGGAAAGATTACACCAGTTGAAAAAGAGTACATTACAAATATCTTAAGATTATTTACTCAAAGCGATGTTGCAGTCGGTCAAAACTATTACGACCAATTTATTCCTAAGTTTAAGAATAATGAAATTCGTAATATGCTTGGGTCATTTGCAGCAAGAGAAGGTATTCACCAAAGAGCTTATGCTCTATTAAATGAAACCCTTGGTCTACCTGATAGTGAGTACCACGCGTTCTTAGAATATTCAGAAATGGCAGATAAGATTGACTACATGAGAAAAGCTGATACAGCAACATTACGTGGTCTTGGTTTATCATTAGCCAAATCAGTATTTAACGAAGGTGTTGCACTCTTTGCTTCTTTCGTAATGCTATTAAACTTCCAACGTTTCGGTAAAATGAAAGGTATGGGTAAAGTTGTAGAGTGGAGTATTCGTGATGAAAGTATTCACGTTGAAGGTAACTCAAAACTCTTTAAAGCATTTGTTAAAGAACATAGTCGTGTTGTCGATAATGAGTTTAAGAAAGAAATCTATGAGATGTCAAAAGACATTGTAGACCTTGAAGATAAATTCATCGACCTTGCTTATGAAATGGGTAACATTGAAGGATTGGATACAGCAGAAGTTAAAGAGTATATTCGTTATATTACAGACAGACGCTTATTACAACTTGGTATGAAGCCAAACTTCAAAGTAAAAGACAATCCACTTCCTTGGTTGGAATGGGTATTAAACGGTGCAGACCATACTAACTTCTTTGAAAACAGAGTGACTGAATATGAAGTTGCTGGTTTGAAAGGAGATTGGGACGACGCTTACGCAGCTTAGAGATAGAACATGATTGACGAAAAACCTTTTATAGATGTAATTGAAAAACTTAAAGCAGACGGAAATTATAGAGTTTTTAATGATATTGTAAGAACTCGAGGAGAATTTCCAAGAGCAACATGGTATAGTAAATACTCACCGAAGAATATTATTAATTGGTGTAGTAATGACTATTTGGGTATGGGTCAAAATCAGTATGTTATTGACGCTATGCAAACTGCGTTGGATAAAACAGGTTCAGGTAGTGGAGGTACTCGTAATATTGGGGGTACCTCCCATTACCATGTAACACTGGAAAATGTATTGTCACAATTACATAAAAAAGAACGTGGTTTATTATTCACTTCTGCATATGTAGCAAACGAATGGAGCATGATCGCTCTTAGCCGTATTATTCCAGATATTTGTTTTGTTTCAGATAATAAAAATCATGCATCATTGATTATGGGAATTAAACATAGTCGTGCTAATAAAATTATTTGGGAACACAATAACATGGAAGAATTGGAAGCAGCATTGAAAACATGCCAAGAGAATTTCCTAACTCCATGTATAGTATTTGAAAGTGTTTATAGCATGGACGGTGATGTTGCACCAATAAAAGACATTTGTGATTTAGCAGATAAGTACAATGCAATAACTTATATTGACGAAGTTCATGCCGTTGGATTATATGGTGATACTGGTGCAGGTTATTGTGAAAAATTAGGATTATCAGATAGGGTAGATATTATAAATGGAACACTTGGAAAAGCGTTTGGTGGTCACGGTGGTTATATTGCTGGTGATGACATCATTCTTGATGCTATCAGGTCTGTAGCTTCTGGGTTTATATTCACAACGAGTTTAAGTCCAGTAATGTGCGCAGGTAGTATTGCATCAATAAGATTTTTAATGGAACATAATGAAGTAAGAGAAACTCATCAGCGAAATAGTAAAATTATTAAAGATATGGTAATTGAAGCTGGGTTAAAAGTACATCCTGAAGCATGTACTCATATTATTCCAAT